AAGCGTGAAACGCGGTCACCGGTCACGGCGTTCTGGTTCGATTACGTTCGATGTGCGCGGTCTGTTGGTACTCGTGGCCGCCTTGCCGATATCGTGGCGCATGATGAGCAGAGAGATCTGGCGTTGCTGCAACTCCGTGATTTTGAGCGCGGCGTCAATCAGGTTGCCAGTCTACTGCCCAAGGACGAAGTTCCCAAACTGGGGCAAAAAGTCTGGGCCGTGGGCGCTGGACTGGGCTACCCGCCCTTTATGACCTCGGGCGAGATGGCCTTTTCAGAACAGATCATCAACGGCTACAGGTACCAGTTGGCGACACCGCCAATCATCTTCGGCAATTCCGGCGGGGCGCTTTTTGCCTATTCGGACGACAGACAGCGGTACGAGATGATTGGGGTTCCGTCGAGAGTATCTGCGGCGCATTTCCAGGCCATTACGCACATGGGGTGGAGCATCCCAACGGAAACTGTGTACGAATTTTTGGAGGAGAATTTCCACGATTTCATCGGCGGCGGGCCATATGTCGCACCGGAGGACCGTAAGCCCCCTAAAGACGAGGGCGAAAATGACTAAGAAGTGGCTCCCCTTGCTTCCGGCGGGCATCGTTGCCCTTGGTGCAGCCGTGGCGTGGGGTCAACTTCTTCAACAGAACGAGAGTCAAGATCTTCGGATACATAAGGTTGAATCTGCCGTAATAAGTATGGGAGAGATTTCGCGGAGGCAGGAACGTATAGACGAACGTACCTTGAACATCCAACAAAATATGCAGGAGCAACGCCGTTTATTGAACGATCTTGTGAGGGCTTGGGCACCACCTAACCCCTAGTCTTCTCAGGAACGACTTCCAAAGCGAGATTAAAGTAGGTACTATGTTAGATCACACAATAAGGAGATTTTATTATGAGATGTATAGATTGGGTTAAAGACAGAGGTAGTGAGCCTTCGAGTTATGTTGCGGTTGGCCTTGTGGTTATGGGGCCGGGCGTCCTTTTTGACCAGCCAATCGTCGTTGCTGTGGGTATTATTGGCGGAATTCTTGGGTTTATCTTGAAAGAAAAAGGGATGATCTGAAAGACTTATCCCTATAGATAGGTATTTTAGTGGGTGCCGTAATGTGAGGACGGATATATGATTAGTCTAACAGCACTTATTGGCCCTGTATCTGACCTACTGGGTAAATTTATTGAAGATAAAGACCAGAAAAACAAGCTGGCGTTTGAGCTGGCGACAATGGCAGATAACCATGCCCAGGAGCTGGCAAAAGGCCAACTAGAAATAAATAAGGCGGAAGCGGCCAGCGGATCTGTTTTTAAGGGTGGCTGGCGTCCCGCGATTGGTTGGGTGTGTGCTATGTCTCTCGCATGGACATATTTTGCCCAACCGTTCATTAGTTTCGCCGTCGGTGCATTCGGTGTTACCCTTCCCCCTCTTCCGCAACTTGATATGGGCGCTCTTATGCCACTGATGTTGGGGATGTTGGGTCTCGGTTCGATGCGTTCGTACGAGAAGATGAAAGGTTTAACTAAGTGAATGTGGACATCTTGTGTAGAGAGCTTTCTGGGGACGAGGGTTGTAGATATTCGATCTATTTAGATCATTTAGGGCTACCAACATTTGGTATTGGTCATCTGATACGGTCTAGTGATCCTGAATATAATCAACCTGTTGGTACAGAAGTACCAAAAAAGCGTGTACGAGATGTGTTCATGCTGGACGTTGCTGTTACCAGGATAGATTGCCTGCGATTGTACCCTAATTTTGATGCGCTGCCGGAAGAATGTCAGTTAATCATTGCGAATATGATGTTTAATATGGGCCGTAAACGACTATCTAAATTCAAAAAAATGCGTGCGGCGGTTAATAGGCGGGATTGGGGCGCTGCGGCAGACGAGATGGTGGACTCTCGTTGGTACACACAAGTTCCCAATAGGGCCAAACGTTTGGTGAAGCGGATGCGAGATTTAGCAGAAAGTACGGATTGAGACATGCCACTATCAAAATTAGAGTTAAAACCGGGGGTAAACCGTGAGGGCACTCGTTATACGAACGAGGGTGGCTGGTATGATTGTGACAAAATTAGGTTCCGTCAAAGTACGCCGGAGAAGATAGGGGGTTGGACGAGAATATCCACTGCCACTTTTAGCGGAGTTTGCAGGTCTTTATGGAATTGGGTAACTCTGGGCGGGCAGAACCTAATCGGGGTAGGTACCCATCTAAAGTTTTACATAGAGAATGTTGGTGCTTATAACGATATCACACCTATACGTGCTACCGTATCCCTAACCAACCCCTTTGCCACTACTTCTGGTTCGGCAACCGTAACAGTTACTGATGCTGCCCTTGGCTATACGTCTGGGGACTATGTTACTTTTAGTGGAGCTTCCGCGGTTGGGGGTCTCACGATAGACGGTGAATACGAGCTTACCCGGACGGTTACTTCTGCCGCCAATACGTACACAATAACCGCTGCCTCCACCGCGTCTTCTACTGCTTCCGGCGGGGGTAGTGTTTCCGCTGCGTATCAGATTAATATAGGTAGCCCATTTGCGGTTCCAATAGAAGGTTGGGGGGCATCTTCCTGGGGGCAAGGAACTTGGGGGGTTGGCGAATCTTCTACAACCAAAATTCGTTTTTGGTCTCAGTCTAATTTCGGGGAAGATTTAATTTTCGGCCACGGCGAGGGCAGTATATATTACTGGGACGCTACCAACGGGGTTGGCACCAGAGGGGTCTTGTTATCCAGTTTAAGTGGTGCTTCTGATGTGCCGACAGTGCAGAATATTATACTTGTATCGGATATTAACAGGTTTGTGTTCTGTTTTGGGACAAACCCGGTAGGTGACACTACTTTAGATCCCACACTCCTTAGATGGTCTGACCAGGAAAACGCCGTTGATTGGACCCCTTCTGCTACAAATCAAGCGGGTAGTTTACGGCTTTCCAGAGGTACCAAAATTGTTACTGCGTCTCAGGCACGGCAAGAAGTATTGGTGTGGACAGACTCTTCTTTGTACTCATTACAGTATGTTGGAGCCCCGGTTGTATGGACAGCGTCTCTTGTCGGAGAGAATGTGTCTATTTCTTCACAGAGCGCGGTAGCTTACGCTAATGGTGTCGCGTATTGGATGGGTAAGGATAAGTTTTATAAGTACGATGGGCGTACCCAGCCATTGCAATGTGATGTAAGGAAGTATGTGTTTAATGATTTTAATACCTCCCAGTATACACAGGTATTTGCAGGTACGAACGAATCGTTTCATGAGATATGGTGGTTCTATTGTTCCACTTCGGCCACAAATATTGATAAGTATGTAATCTACAATTATCTTGAAGACATATGGTATTTCGGTACGTTAGCCCGCACCGCTTGGCTTGATTCGGGGTTAAGAGATAGTCCCCTAGCCGCTACTTATTCGTATAATTTGGTCGATCATGAGGATGGGATAGATGACAACCAAGGGAGTAGCGCAGCAGCTATAAATGCTTATGCTGTGTCTTCGGAATTTGATCTTGATGACGGGCATAAATACATGTTTGTGAATCGGGTGATACCCGATATTTCTTTTGATGGTTCCACAGCTGATAACCCTGTTGCAACTTTGACCCTAAGCCCTTTGGCGAATCCTGGTGCTGGATATACCTCCCCCACGTCCACGGGAGGCGTGAATAACGCAACAGTTACCCGTACCGCGACCTCTCCGGTGGAGGTTTTTACGGAACAATTAGATGTAAGGGTACGGGGGCGGCAACTATCCATGCGTGTTGAATCCGATGCTACGGGAGTTGCATGGCAACTAGGCTCACCGCGGCTTGATATGCGGCCAGATGGGCGACGGTAATGGCTGTTGATAACACAAAATATAACGTATTTTTTCGTGCTCCCGCGCTTCCGTATCCTCCCATTGAGTACTCACGGGAGAGTTTTGAGCAGTTTAACAACGTATTGCGGCTGTATTTTAAACAACTGGATACCGCGGTTAGGAACGCTAATACCGCTGACAAAGCTGAAGCGGCAGCGTGGTTTTTTAAATAATGGCAAACGTATACACAAATGCAAAGGTAGATTTAACGACTACTGGTATAACAACGCTATATACGGCCCCTGCGTTAACTACCAGTATTGTTAATTCTATTCTTGTGTCCGAGGATTCCGGTAACGCTGATACAATAACTCTGACACTTACCAATTCTGCTAGTGCCGTGTTTAGTCTATTTAAGACCAAAGCTGTATCCGCAAACGCTACCACAGAGCTACTTACCGCTCCTCTGGTAGTGCAGACGGGGGAAGTATTAAAAGCAACTGCTGCTACCGCCAATAGACTGCATGTTGTAGCGAGTATTTTGGAGATCACCTGATGCGAGTAGTAAATAGCAGTAAGGAAGAACTTCCTCCAGCATCCATTATAGCCATGCATGTTGAGGGGACTGATAAAAGGGGTAGATCCACCCACGAAATTTTAATGATGATTGCAAAAGAGGGGGCGTTGGAAAACGCGGATATGACCCAATTTGGCAATACGGTGTTTCTTGGGCACACAGGAACAACCAGCACGACTAAGATGATTGGTAGAGCATTTAATGTAGACACAGCTAAAAATTTTATAGCCAATATATTGGAGTATGTACGGTATTTGCAGGATAAGGGGGTCACTCATTACGCTACGCAAATAAGCGACGATACGTTGCTCGGAGCGTTTAAAATTATTAAGCGGAAACTGGAGGCGGAAGACTCTACCGTTCGTATTCTGCCAACCAAGTCAGGTGGCCACGCCATGTTCGTCAATCTTGGCCGCGAGTTCGTAAGGTAAGTCTATGAGTTCGGTATTTGAATCAGTCTTTGACGTAGTTGAGGATGTCGCTGACTTTATTGCTGACGATATCTTAGAGCCCGTTGTCGATGCAGTTGGGGATGTAGTCGAAGGAATCGCTGATGATCCGATAACGTTCATTGCTATGGCTGCAGCTACAGTTATCCCCGGTGCGCAGTGGGCAATACCTCTTATCAGTGCCGCTTCGACTGCGGCCAAAGGAGGGGATATTGGCGATATTCTCGTTTCAGCAGCGGCATCCTATGTGGGCGGACAAGTTGTAGGCCCTGCCACAGGAAAATATGCGGCGACTGCTGTTGGAGGATCTGCGGCAACAAAAGCAGCAGTATCCCAAATTGTTGGGGGAGCTACCGGTGCAGCTACAAGTGCGGTAATCAGGGGAGAAGATCCTGTAGATGCGTTTGTTTCCGGTGGTCTTCAGGCAGGAGTAAGCGCGGGACTTGGGTATATTGAAGCGACAATGCTCCCAAAAACTACCACTGTTAGTGGTGGAACGGCTGGAGTTCCTGGTCCTATAGGGGTACCCGGTGCTATTAGCGAAATACCTTTCTTTGAAGAATACCCGGAAATTAAAAATGTAATAGCTGCTTCTATTGGTAGCGCGCTATCTGGAGAAAAGGTAACCGCGGGCACTATAATTGGAGCTGTTGCTAAGGCACAAGTTACAACTGAACTTGTTAGAGAACATATCAATAGCGCAGGTTTTGAATTTGATCCTACAGTTGCCGAAGATGCTTCGTACCTTTCTTTCCTTACTAGCACCATCCAAAATGTTGTCGATGCTACTTTTGACCCCGGTAAGGATGTATCCGATTCGTTACTTGCGTCAATGAACGAATATGGAACACGGCAACTTAATGAAATCTTAGATGAGCAGATTAAAAGCGCTATTAATGTAATATCCAGTGGGTATGGAGAACTTGATGCAGTCGCTTCGGAGTTGGCGGATGGGCAGTCTGAATTCGAGGACATAGACGCTCGGTATGAGCAGGAGAAGGCGGATTATAATACCGCAATAAATGGTCATAATGGGGTTATTAGTGCGGTTAATAAGGAACAAAATCGGGTTACGGAACTTTATGACCAAATTACCCCGGCTGAAAACGCATATAATGCTGGGAGGGCGAAGTCTCAAGGGCTAGTAGATAAATATAATAGTACTGCGGAAGCCTCTCACGAGGCTGGTAAAAAGTATAAGCGGGAACTGGAGAAGCTGGAAAATGAACATCGGGATGAGTATGGTGTAGTTGATTACAGTCCTTTTGCCGGTACATCATATGATGAGTATGGCAACGAATACAACTATACAGGTTATTATGATGATATAGGTGTGTGGCAAGCCGCCCCGGTCCTTCCGACAAACCCCAAGCCGGAATATGACGCGGAGTTAAAGAAGACAAAATCCGAATTGACTGCGCAGCAGGCGGAGAACGCGAGTTTATTGGACAGTCTAAACGGGGTGATAACTACGTATAATAGCGCCGCAACAGCATTTGATAATAAGTATAAAACCACTTATTCGCCGCAGTTGGATACGTATAAGGCTGCCGCCGATAAGGCGCTTGTTAACGTTAATACGATAAACACAGAGGCAGAAAAGAAGGTAGTTCATTTAGAAGCCGTAAAAGAAAAACATAGAGCCACACAAGAAAATATGAGCAATGCGGCTGGTGATCTCAGTGATTTAGAGAAAAAAGTAAAAGAGAGCGCTCAAAAAGATATTGCGCACGCTCTCACTGATGGGGGGTTTGATGAGGAGTGGTATAGCCAGGAGTTTAGTGTATCCAACGCGGCGGAACACTGGCTTCAGAATAAAGAAGGGCCTGTAAACCCAGAGCAATACAAAACCGAATTAGACTACGCGACAACTACACTTGCGAATAAGGTCGCAGAGGCTGCTGGTGTACCCCTGACGGCAATGAACGCTAAGGAGAGGAAAGAATTAAATGCTGAGGCCAAACTATTTATCGAAGAACATGATAGGTTCTGGGAGGTAACAACTCCAGAAGCACTTGCTGCACCAGAGACTATTCCAGAGTTTGGTAATCTTGTAGATACGGTTTCCAGTAAGGTTGCATCGAAAGTAGGTAAACCAGAGACTTGGGAGCAGCAATTTGATTATCTGCAAGGGGAAGATGTAACTGACCTAGATATCGTTGCGGGCAGAGCTACGCTTATAGCGGATGAGGATGGAGAGCTTACATGGCGTAGCGTTTATGATACGCCGTCAGTGAAGAAGTGGGATAAGGAACTAAACGATTTTGTCGTAGAGAAAGCTAGATTTACTCCCATGAATCCAACCTCTCATGGTTACTGGATGAATGAGAGTAGCGGCGGAACAAATGTCGTTAACCGAGAGGGTGATGGAGTTGGGGCTTTCCAGATACGGCCCGAAACTGCTATCCAACCAGGATATAACATACCATCTTTGTTCCCTAAACTTAGTGCAGAGATTGGGGCGGGGAAGAAATATGCTACCGCCAAGGAAGCTTATCTAGCCAACAAAGAAGAAGTTGATGCGGTCCTCATGGACCCTCTGGAAGCAGAAGCTTTTGTTATGGACTACCATAATATAGCAACGGAGATACTGGGTAGTCCCGAAGCCGCAATTCTAGCCTATAACCAAGGAATTGGATCGGTACAGAACGCTATAGCGGAGGGCAACTTTGACCCTGCAACAACAGATTATGTCTCTAAACACAGTGCAGCTGCCAAAACTTTTGACCCAAATAGCGAAGTAGGTATCGCTACGCATACTGCTGAAGGAGAGGTAGTCCTCACAGGTTACACGGAAGCAGAAGTACTAGAAATGCAGGGGGCTGATGATTCAACACTCCTAACGGCTGCATTAGACGCGGGAGTAATATCCCCAGCAGGTGGAGTTCCTCTTGAGACATTACAACGGATAAATCCCAGAGCTTGGGTAGCTGCTCAAGCCAACGCCGATAATAGTACTTCTGAAGATGCAAAAGCTAATATGGACCCATCCATAGTGTCGCGTATGGGTGCTGGCAGATATATAGCAAATGTTGAAAAGGCAACCGAAAACAAAGGGCTTGCTGTCTTTGATGATATATTTGATCACCTGTATAAAATACAGACAGGGGAACGAGAACTTGCTGCTAATAGGGGTAAGAGTAACCCTCTTGCTGGTGTTCTTGATGCCACTGCGCAGATAATCGAAAGTTGGGTCGGTACGTTTTCATTTGTGGCGCAACAGGCATTACCTCTTATAGCAGCCGGAAATCCTCTGATATTTACGGACCCAAAAAGAATGGGGGAAATGGTTGTTGCGGCCCAAGGTGACCTGAAGCGTGTAGAAACAGTAGGTGCCGGTCTTTCAGCAGCTCTTTTGGCAAAATCAGTTGGCCTCAAAACACAGGCGTATATTGACGCAGGAAATTCAGTAAACGAAGTTCTTGCTAACATCAATAAAGATAGTAAGGGGAATGAGCTAACTCATGAGGATGGCACCCCATTATCTATTCTTGAGAAGATGGTTAATGTAGGTAAAGCCTATAAGCAAGTAATGACTGGGCCAAATTGGCACGCTTTTTGGGGAGAAAACGTAGGTGTTGAGCTGCTTGAGGAGGCTGGTAGTTTTCTTCTTGGTGGCGCTGCTGGGGTTGGTAGAAAGTATGTAGGAAAAGCTGTAGGCGAGGTTAAGGAAATAGCTGCTGCGCAAGGAAAGAAATGGGGAATTACCGGGGTAGTACTCGGGGATATGGCTGAAGTTACCGGACAGACATATATGTCCACTAAAAATGAGGTTAGAAACGCGTCACTAGCCGCGGGCATGAATTCAGTACAGGCCGAAGCTTATGCTACTGATGTGGCCACTAATTCAGCAGCTACTGCACTGCTTATAAATGGGCTTACCAATCAATGGTTAGGGGGCGCGAATCTTGAAAAATCATTACTGAAGGTAATGCCCGGCTTTAAAAATAAAACAAAAGAGGTCCAAGCTGGAATTAGATCTTGGGCTAGTGACATACAAGAAAGTGCTACGAAAGTATTAACCGCTGCGGGAGGGGAGGGTTTCCAAGAAGTAGCCGAAAATCTCGGAAGTGATCTTGTTAAATGGTTTGGCTTGCCTTACAGAAAGGAAAGTCTAGCTGCTATTGGGCAAGCCCCCTCGGATATAACAAACGAAGTTCTTAAAGGTGTGACACACTCCTTTATAGTTGGTATGGGCGTAGGTGGTGGATCAGTGGCAGCTACTGAAGTCATAGACGCTACAGAAAGCGCTGCTGTTCACGTATTTAAAAGCATAGTTAATACTAGTACAAGTAAAGCTATCTCAGGAAGCCCAGGTAATCTAACATATGATCCAATTCTGGATGAGAATATAGGGTTTGATGCGTCAAGTATTGGCGCTAACTTAGAATTATTCAATCCGTCTGTCCGCGAAGCCGTCAACACTGCCCCTAATACGGCGGAGGGGGCCGCACAGCTTAAAGAACAGCTGAATGCCGCTGGTATCACTGATAAAGGCATAGAAAGTAACTTACTAAATAAAGTTTACAACGAAGGCTATACCAGCACCGTAGAGGCAGAAAGGGCTGCTGCTGAGGCTACCGCTGAACATGATTACGTATTTTCTGATGAGGAGGTGTCTTCCTTTGTTGGTAATACCCCTGACACGGCCCTATCTGACATAGTTAACGACCACGCAGATGCGGGTTATTTTAGTACAGAAGAAATTATAGCTGCGGCAGAAGCTGAAGGCATAGTACTAAGTGACGATCAAGTAGCGCAGTACGTAAAACAGGGAGATGAACAGGCACTGACGACTACCTTGCGGGAAAAACTTGATTCTCAAGCTACCTCCCCGGAAGAAGCCAAGACAATATTTGAGGAAGATTTCGCGGATTTTAAATACACCGACGAAGATATTAAGAAGTTTATCGGGCCTGATATTACAGAAGCTGAAGCTAAATTAAATATTGCAGAGCTTGTCGAGGAAGAGACTATCAGCCCTGAAGAAATTAAAGCTATAGCGGCAGAACAGAAAATTACTATTGATGAGCAAGAAGCAAAAGATCTTGCTGGACAGAAAAACGAGCAAGCCGAATCTGAAAGATTAGCAGAGCTATTTGGTAGTAGGTACACCTCCCCGGAAGAAGCGGAGGCGATGTTCAAAGCTAATTTCCCAGACTTCGTCCCCACTGAAGAACATATTGCTGCTGTTACAGGTGAAGTTTCAGAAGACCAAGCTGAATTAGATATCGGGGTTCTTGTCGATGAGAATACCCTCAGTGCTGAGGAAGTTAGGGCTTTAGCAGAGCAACAAGGACTTACTCTTGATGATACAGAGGTAGAAGCTCTTGTTGGTCAGAAGAATCAAGTTGAAGAAGAGGCAAAGCTAGGCCCTATATTTGATGAGAGGTTCGTTACTCCAGAAGAGGCAGAAGCATATTTAGCAGATTTTGAATATGCCCCGACCCCGGAAGAAATTAGCAGTTTTACTGGTGAAACTTCAGAGACTGAACAGCAAGCAGCTATTGAGACCTATACGGGTGATCGTAAAACCACCGAAAAAGAAGCTACTACATATCTTGAAGAGCTAGGATTTGATGTTAGTAAGTTGCCCGAAGGTTTTGTCGATCCGTATGTAAAACAAGGGCTGCAAACAGAGACCTTTAAGGACATTGAAGAAGCTTCTGATCCCTTTATGGTCTATGAGGCTGAGGCTGTTCAAGCGCTAAAAGATGCTGGCCTTGCGGATGCTCTTCCAGAAGATGTTGCGGTGCTTACAGGACAATATGACCAGAGTCTACTAGCGGGTAAGATAAAAGAGGCAACCCCCGGTATACGTTACGGCATACTACAGGGAAAAGTCACAGAACTTGCCGATAAACTTGGTATGGACACCGATGCACTGGCGCAGAATATTGCTGGGGTAGAGACCGATATTGACGCCATTTCAAACATCATCGGTAAGCCCGCAACCGAGGTCACTGATGTAGATGTAGACTTTGTTGCGGACATAATAGCACAACAAGGAGCTTTAGCTGATCCCTCGCTATTTACACCGACTACGGCGCAGCTAGCATATGATGTTACAGGAGACGGTGTCATTGACATAAACGACCAAAACCTGTTAAGTGATAGGCTACAAGGTCAGGATCAAGATACCGCCTTTGCGCCAGAGTCGAAATTTCAGCCAGCAACCGGTATATTTGCTGCACTGGATACCCAGACACAACAACAGCAGCAGGCGCAGCAGCAACTACAAGAACAGATGCAACAACAACAGCAGCAGCAACAGCAAATGCAGCAGCAAACGCAGCGGCAGGTACAGGCGAGTAATGAGAGGGAGTTTCAGAATATGTTGATAGCGGATGCTAATCGGATGACTAGGGTTGAGACTCCACCCCCTAAACCCATCAAGTATCTATATGATATTTCTGGGGAGAGTATTTTTGCTACCCCGGAACAGGAAAAATTTTATCGCTCGCCCTGGGAAATGACTGCATCTGCAGGAGGGGTTGTCGATAGCAACGCAGCATTATTGAAGTTGATTGGAGGTAGGTAATGGCAGACCCATGGGATTTACCCGACTGGATGACGGAAATGTTCCCCGATGATGATTGGGATATTCCAAAAATTATTACCGCAGCTACACAAGCGGGAGGATTAGCGCAATCAGCGGGAGAATTATTTGGGCTAACTGATAGCAGGCAACAGATGCCTACTGGGTATCAGGGGGGTATTCCCCGTTATGATGTGGTTCGCCAGCAAGTGCCTAATGTTTATGACCCTACCCGTAGGCCAGGAAGCGCTGGACGGCGTTATTTTACCGATACGCGTTATACCGGAGGTAACAACGCCCTTCCTGAAGAAGCTGCGGGGCTAGCCGCCTTAAATTTAGCTAATCCTGCCAGACAAACACGTCAGTATGGACCCCCACCCGTCAAAGCAATGCAAGAGGGTGGCATAGCAGAGCTAGAAGAAGGCAG